AAACGGAACGACTCTCTGCCTCCGACTTACGATATTTAATATGATAACAGCACAAAGCACCTGCATCTCATCCATCATAGCATAGCTGTGCCACCTAAGGATTTTCTCCAATGAAATATAGTCAGTATGTGTCCATATATCTTGTAGGGGCGGATTCCATATCCGCCCGTAAAACGCCATTTTATATAAGGGCGGTTATGGAATCCGCCCCTACGATTGAACTGCAAGCTAAACGGAACGACTCCCTGCCTCCGACTTACAATATTTAATATAATAATGACACAAAGCACCTACATCTCATCCGTCACAGCATAGCTGTGCCACCTAAGGATTTTCTCCAATGAAATATAGTCAGTATGTGTCCATATATCTTGTAGGGGCGGATTCCATATCCGCCCCAACTGTTCATTTATATTTAATTCGGTTTTTTGTTAATCTGACGGATGAGGCATATCTCATCCGGCGTTATTATCTACCTCACCCACGGATGCTTAGCCCTCAGCACCTCCTCATCCACAAGCCCCTTACTTTTAATAATATTATCAATCAATTCGGACTCATTCATAATCATACTACGGTTAAAGGTCAGCTCCACACCGGGCATATCCCCACAGCATACAAGTGCAAGCACCTGTTCCAAAGCGGCGGCAAACTCCGTTTCCATCCCCGTAGCATCAATATCGATATCGTTATACATACTCATAATATTCATTTGGTTGGGGTTGCCCGACAATCTGTCATCCTTTGCATCATATCCACGCCCGTTTTCGATAATAGCACGCTTAAAAATGCTTATAATGGTTTTGTAATTTTCGGCATTAACGTCAATTGTCAACGTCTCCACGCCGCCCTGTGAGCCGTCAACGGTTTTCACCTTAACCGCACCGTAAGCGGATAAATTTTTGCGGAACTGTCCCAAGTCCTCACCGTCATAATTTTTTATAACCAAAATGGTGTTGCGCACATCCTCCTCCATACAGTTTTGAAAATCCGACATAAGGCTGTTAAGTCCGTCCTGTAGGGTTTTGACATTCTTAATAAGCGGTATCTCCTTTGAGTTGTACTTAAACGGCACAAGCGGAATTTTGCCAAACCCAAAGCCGTTACCGCCGATTGTACAATATGGCTTAAACGGCTCTGTCTCAATAAGCCTTGCTCCGTCCAACCTGTAGCGCTGTACCCCCTCTGCGGTATACACCTCTGCACGGCGCTCAACACGTTCCCTTTTACCCTCATAGCAAATAACACTGTATAGCCTTACGGCATAGTCAAGCTCCGTATGCTCACTGTCTGACCAAGCGGGTATAACCTCAAACGGTCTGAAACGCTTAAAGTGCGCCTTGCCATCCTCACCAAAGTATATGTACAGCCAGCCCAAGCCGCAATTGAGTGCATCCTCACCAACATTCTTTAATACTCTGAAAAAGTTCCTGTTTAAACAGCCTTTAAGCTTTTTCTCCACCCTCTTATCCTCACAGCGCAATGTAACGGGCTTGCCCAAAAGATAATTTACCTTTTGGTCCACCAGTAATCTGTAAAGGTTGTTGACAACCCTGTTGTTGGGTAAATTGTCAAGCTCCGTCATTTTACCACCCTCACCTATGGCGGTACGCTTGCGCCTTAATATATCGTGTTCACCACGGTAATACCTCTCACCCGTCAGCATATCTCTACGCTTAGGTGATGCGTAAAACCGTGTAATATCTCTCTCTGCCAGCTCCCTTAAGGTGAGCGGCGCACTCTGCAAAAGCTGTGCGTTTATCCTGTCCGTTTCACTTAAAAACATAAAAAATTCCCCCTTTAAAAATGTATACCCTCTGCATACTCCGTCAGCTCTTCTCTCAGCCTGTCCACAAACACCTGTGTAAAACGCTCCGTGTCATAGTCATTTTTTATATCGGCATACGCCTTAAAATCCACATTTATATTTATGCTTGGGCGTGTGGCGGTTGTGCTGTTGACAAGCGTACTAAGCAAAGCATTATTGCTTACCGTACCGCTGTAATCCTCATATGCTTGACTATTGTCAATGCCGTAATCCGTTGTAAATTCGGTATTACTGCTCTTTATCCCCTCATTTACCCTATAGCTGCTTACATAGCTGCTTGTGTCAAAGGCACTTATGCTAAAAGCCGTTGCATTAAGGCTTGCAAGCTTGCTTTGCACATTGTTGAGGTACAGCTCACTGCCCCAATTATACCCTGTTACGCTTACGGCATTGTCAAATACGGTATCATTATACACAGCCTCATTACCGCAACAGCCTAAAGCACCCCCTAAATAGGAAGCAACACTGTTAATGCAATAATCGGCACTCTCAAAAACGGAGCTTACACCCTTGTTAAATGCCGTTCCACCCTCAAAATAAGCACTCCTGTCCGTTACCCCGTAATCAAAGGCATTGTACACATTATACGGCATTAAATTATTCTCACTGTTGTACAGGCTGTTGCTTAGTCCCGACACCGACACGGCGTTTGTCAATACCTCAACCGCTTGATTGCTTACCGTGTCATATGTCAAAGCCGTGGTGTCTGTCCACATTTTACCACCCGTCTGTATTGACTTGTCCTCATTTTCTGTGGATGTATTTGTAATTTGTGTATAGGTCAAGCCGTTATTGAGGGTGTCTGTGGATAAATAGGTATAAACGGAGTTAACCAAGCCGCTTGCATTGTAAAAATCTATATCCTTAAGGCTTGTCTCATACAGGCTCAACCCCGTTGTGCTTGCCCCTTGCCCCGTCTCATATACGGCATTGCTTGTATCAACAGCGTTAACCGCACTGTCGTAAAGGATGTTGTATACATCACCTAACCCGCTTACCGCTTCAAGCTCCTCCGTGTCGGGCATAAGCTCCGATATTCCCTCATTATCCTCCCACCCCAAAACAGCTGTTATATACGCTATCCACTCCAACAGCTCATAAAATTCGTCCATTAAATTCCCCCTATTCAAATGAAAACAGCTCCCCGTCTCTCATATCCTCCATAGCGTACCTCATAGCATCCATTAAATGGTTGAAGCTGTCACACGGTCTGTTAAGCATATTGCCAAACCTGTCCTTTTCCCACATATAGTTGCTTACCTCCGTCAAAAAGTTGACACACTTGGGGCGTATAATCAACCGATAATCACTTATAAGGTCAATACCACAGCGTATGCTGTCACCACCCTTGCGTGCACCCCTTATGCGTGTCAAGCCAAGCTCACGCAAACGGTCAATGGACTTAGGCTCAGCACTGTCAGCTACAATCCTTGCCTTGCGCCATCCCTTTTCACAAATTGTGCCGTAAATTGCTTCATTTGACATTCCCTTTTTGTAAACCTCATCCACCACATACAGCAAATGCCGCTTTGTATCACATACACCATAAAATATAGCCGTCGGGTCATTGGCATAGCCAAAGTCCAGCCCAAAAACGTGCTTAAGCTCCAAATTTCTTTTCAGCTCATCAAGGTCAAAATCTCTTTCTTCCCAGTTTTCATACACAAGTCCCTCTGCAATGCCCCATTCACCCAACCCCGCCACACGGTATCGGCGTGGATTGTTTAGGCGCATACGCTCAAACACCGCAATATCGGCATCATCCAACCACTCATTACAGGTATAGTTCGTGGTCTTTGCAAGCACGTCCGCATCCTCCCTGTCAAAAAAGCGCTTCTTTATCCAGTGGCGCTCATTCCACGGGTTAAGGGTAATTGTTACTTGCTTAAAAAGCCCCTTTGGCACCTGTCCCCTTATGCTTTCATCCAGCATATCAAAGTCAGCCTCACTTGTTACCTCATACGCCTCCTCAATCCATAGCCAACAAAGACAGCCGTCCTCAACCGTAATGGATGTAATTTTAATTGGGTCATCAAGTCCTCTGAAATATATCTTCTGCCCTGTCTGCTTGCGTGTTATCTCCAATGGGCATAGCTTAAAGGAAAATTCATCCCCCAAGCCCAAACGGTTTATTGCCCAGCAAAGCTCTGCATAACAGCTATCCTTTAAGGTGGAGTACACCTTGCGCACCACCAAAAGGTTTGCCTGTGGGTACTCCATAAGTCTGTCAATAAAGTTAAGTGCCGTGGTCTTGCTTTTTTTGCTTGCACGGCTGCCCTTGCACACACGGTAACGTCCGCAAAAATCCCAAAAATCATCATAACCGCCGCCCACAACAGTTTTGTATATTGCCTTATCCATAGTTATGCACCCGCTTCAATGCCGTGGTTGCCGCTCAGCTCAATACCGCTGTCTGCCGTGATACGGTCACCTGTTACCGTGCAAGCACATACACAGCCGTTAAAGCTTGCCTCACCATCCGCACACTCAATCAGCCTTGTATTGTTGTACTTACTGCCACGGTTAATAAATGCACAGCCCACAAACCTTAAATCATCTATGCCGTCAAACGGTGTCTCAAAAATCAATCTGCCGTAGGTACTGTCGGCATAGTACTCAAAGCTGACATTGTGAAAGCTTATCCTGTTTGCGGCACTAAAGCCTGTTGACGTATCAAGCAAAATCATACCCTCTGTAGCATTGGTTTGCTCATTTTCGGAATAAATCGTTAAATCCGACACATCTATTCCCTCATTTGAAAGTGAAAGTCTGCCACTGTTAAACCTTAATCGGGAAGCATTACCGCACCCCTTTAAATGTATATTCGGTTTATTTACAATCAGCTTGCTTTCAAACACATACTCTCCCGCCTTAAAGTAAACACTGCCGCCGTTTTCCAGACCCAAAATCGCTTTGTTAAGCTTGCTTAGGCTGTCCTCACTGCCATCATAAACAATATCCTCCAACCCGTCCGAATTATCCGCCGTTGCAACAATGATATTGTCCGTTTTTGAGTGCGCTGCGGGTACACCCGCCAAATCCTTGTACTTACCGCTGAAAGCCACCGCACTTAATTGCCCCGTTACATCACTCAGGCGCTTAAGCTCCGTGTCAATCACCGTGTTGTTGTCGTTGAAAATATCAACGTTGTAATAATCCTCCTGTGCGGGTAGTGTCAACCCGTAATTGCTTGTCAATGTACTCATTCAATTACCTCCTCTCTAAGCTGTGCCTGTGTAAACCGCTTAAGCTCACCGTGTGTAAACAGCTTTATGGTTGCGTGCCTGTTGTATGCCAGGCTGCATTTAAGCGCAATATTGCAGGGCAAAAGTCGTTTCAGCATTTCAAGCACCGCCGTATATTGATTTTTCGCCCTTAACCCCACCATTACACGCAGGGTGTATATATCCTTTGCATACTCCATACTTACATTGCCGTCACCACACAACAGCTTAAGCCTTTGATACACACTGTTAAACGTATACGGCGTGTCACCGTTCAGCACCGTCAACACCCTTACACGCCTGTCCTCCGTGGTATCATCAATCAACGGCGTAATACCAAGCATTTTTTCAAGCCGCTCCAATCCAAAGTCAACACAGGTCAGCACAAAGCACTCCTCCATAGCCGCATCCTTTAGCGCATACATACCGTCAAGCTCCGGCTGTATGCCCTTGTACAGCTCCTTAAGCTCCGTAAGCTCCGACAAATAGCGTGGTAAATATTCAATTGCATTTTTACCTCTGCTCATTAAACCACCTCCACACTTATCTCACCCAATTCGGCAAGCTCATCACGGTTAAGCCTGTACTCCTCACCAAACACCTTGTCACCAACCCTTATATCACTTATACTTCTTACCCCCGTTAACAGCTGTACCATACCCGCAAGGTAGGAAACCACCACGCAAAGTCCATCATCACCGCCCGTGTAGCTGTCCTCCCAGCCCTCATTAAGCTGTGTAAAGTACTTTTCAACGCTTTGAATAATGTACGGCTTTAAAAGCTCCGACGTGTAGCCCTCATCCACCGTTATTTTAAGACTTATCGGTATACTTGCCATACTCACCGTACCCACCGTTACAATGTGTCCAATCGGCGCAATGCCAAGTCCCTTGCCGCTTATCGGGTCAAGCTCCTCCTGTACAAGTGCAATCAGCTCAGAGGTACACGGCGTGTCCGCTCTTGTGGTAATTGCCAGTCTTACCGTACCGCCGCCGTTCCATTCATCAGCACTGTACACCCTTACCTGTCCTATACCACCCATTGCAAGCACACTCTCATCCTCATTGAGTGCCTTTACCTTTTGCCTGTAGTCAGCCGCATTTCCGCCAAACGCCTGTGTTGTCAGGCTGTCCAAATACCTTTGGCGAAACTCCTCCGTATCCTCCTCATCCTCACCGGCAGTTAAAATACCGATAATTCGTGCCGTTTTCAGCCCGTCTATGTACTCCAACGGTGTCAAGCTGCCCGTTACAAGGTTACCGTCCGTACCCTCACTTTCACAATAGACCGCCCTTGTACCATCCTCCAACAGCTCACCCGCCACAAAGTTAAGGCTGTCAAGGTTAAACCTTTTCCCCTCCACCTCAGCCTCAGCGGGTAAAAACTCACCCTTTAAAACAGCCGCCGTTGCCGCATACGGCTCAAGCCCACGCTCCTCTGCCTTTAATATAAGGTAGTCCCTGTCAGCCGTGTCCGCAAAGCATTGCTTCAGTAAATCCTTAAGCTCTATGTACATCAGTTGTAGCTCCACGGCGGCAGGTGCAAGGGCATCATAAATCACAGACCCCTCACGCTTGTCCACCTCATCCGAAACTCTTGCAAGCATCCTTTGCAAAATCCCCTCATAGCTGTACTCTGTTTCGTCAAATTCATCAAACAAAATATATCACCCCTTGCTTTAATGCCCACTTGTACTCAATATCCTCCTCATCCGTACTCACGGTAAAGCTTATATAAAGTACCCTTTCACTCTTGTTCTCCTCAAAGTCAAAGTCCGTAACCGCATTGATACGGTCATCACGCATAAGTGCTTCCCTTATGCACACCTCCAGCTCTGCCCATACATACTCCGTCAGCTTGTCCGTATAGTCAACAAGCCTTGTGCCGTAATTATCGGAGTATATAATGTACTCAAAGCGTATCGTGGCAAGTATTTTGTAAATTGCTTGCCTTAACGCCGCCTTGCCGTCAATATAGCCGTAAATACGCTTGTTTTCCAAATCAATGCAGTACGTCCTTGACGGGTACACCTCATATACCGCCGTTGTCTGCCCCGTGTTTTCCGGTAGCATAGCTATTCCCCCTTTATTTTATCCAAAAGCAAATACATTTGACCGCCGTCCTTTCTCAGCAACAGCAGCCTGTCACCCACATCAAGTCCGTAGGTATTCTCCGTGTCATACAAAAAGTCACGCTCAATTATTACCTTTTGCTCCAGCAAAATTTTAAGCGGTATTTGCTCCGGTATATTCTCACGTTGTATCACTCTGCCAAGCACCAATGCAAGCGGATGCGTAGCATTTACCGCATCAACCGCACAGGTCTTGATAAGCCTTGCAATTTCAGACATCAACCTCCCCCTCTCTGCCGTACAGTGCCATATCCATAAGATGGTGCATACCGCAAAACGTGTGCTTCACTCTTTCACACTCAAACATCTCATCAATCACAATATCACCCAAATCAAGCTTAACCCGTACCCGTGAGCCACCCCTTACAGCTATATCACCCCTTGCATTTTTCAGCGTCAGATAACGCCTCTTGCGGGAATACCTCTTAAGTACATCATTAATTTTGTCCTTAATTTGTGCCTCTGTCAGCTCCTCCGTTATCCTCTTGTAGTATTGCAAACGCCCCCACAACGCCGTGTTGGAGTCGGATTTTGTATAAACCTTGCGTTCACCGTCTTGCTTGCTGTCCACGGCAAGGCTTACATAGTTGTAAACCTCCTTGTCAATTGTTGATGTGTAGTCAAAGCTTGCTATATTGTCCGCCGTAAACACCAGGTCCGTTGCCATAGCATCCTCACTACGCAAGCATATTTTTCCGAAATCATCCAACAGCACATATTTTTTACCCGTTGCAAGATAGGTTAAATCAGCCGCATTTGCCAGTATGTCAAACAGAGTACCCTCATCCAGCTTCTTTTCAATCACAAAGCCAGTGTCGCAAATATCACCCGCTTCAAGACGGTAATCCTCAATCAGCATTTTTAACAAATCACTGTACTTTTTATTGCGATACAGCACCGTATCCTTGTTTTTAAGGTATCTTAGGTTGTCATAAGCCGTAACATAAATTATATCCCGCTCAGCTCTTGTTTTTTCAAATACATACCCACGGAATACATCCTTACCGTCTATCCTAAGCCTTACCGGACTGCCCTCTCTGAAATCTATTAGGGCATCCTTAATCACTCCAAAGCATAGCTTGCTTGGTGCAAGGCTACGGCTGTATTCAAGCGTTATTTCACCACATAGCACAGGTAGGTACACACTTTCATTTTCAATCAACAGCTCATATTTGCTGTCCGTAACCTCACCTATGCCGTCAATTGCGGCTGTTGCGGTAAAATTAAAGTCACCTCCCAAGCTTTGCTTTACCACCTGTTCAATCGTTTTGGTTTTCTTTGCCGTGCTTGTTTTTGTGCTTGTCTTTGTACCCGTACTTTTTGCAGTACCTTTGGTGGCTGTGGCTTTTGTTGTACCCGTGCCGCTTAAGGCGACACCACCTTGCCAGCCCCACCCTCTGAATACATATTTTTTATCGCATTTTTCCACGCTTTCAATTCTTACACCGTTTGCGGCGTGTATAATATTACCGCTGCCCGTACTCAAACCAACGTGTCCGTAGCTGCCAACGCCCTTAAAGTAAACCGCCGCACCCTTTGGTATATTTTTCATATCGCTTGATATGCACCAAAGCGAATACGCCTCATTTGCACTTGCGGCATTGCCCTTTATACCGGCAGCCTCACAGCATATACGCACAAACCTCTGACAATACTCATCATAGCTGTGCGAACCCTTAAGTGAGTACGCTTTTTCCAATATAATATCCGCCTTGCTTTTTTCGCTCATATCACACCCCCGTTACAGTACCAGGCTTGTACCCTCAAAAATATATCTGCCGCTTTCGGAGCAAGTAAACCCCTTTGCCTTTGCGGCACTCTCAATTGTAGCCTTGTTTTTTTCGTATAGCTCAATATACCTACTGCCGTCACCGTAGTAACGCTTTGCAATTGTCCATAACGTGTCACCCGGCTTAACCTCACAGGCGGCGGGTATTACCCTTTCACTTGCGGTTGTTGTAAGCCTTGCACCGCTTTGCACATCAATCACCCCGGTTGCATATTCGGCATATTGCTTTAATGTAATGCTTGCAGTGATGTCACCACCGTTTAAGGCATCCTCCTCAAAGCAAAGCTCCTCAATTACACACCTTATATCCGTTGATGACCTCTTGCCGTACCTTAACAGCCTAAACCATATCGGGCTTGCACTCTCTTTCATACCTCTAAGCACCTTTGCAAAGTATAGCCCATCCTTAAAGCCGCCCTCATATACACAAAACGGATATTGCACCATAGGTAATAATGCCTTAAAGCTTATCTCACACAAACCGCTTACCTCAGGTAAAAGTATTTCACTGCCACTTGCAAGACTCATCACCCTGTTTTGGTTTTTGTCCTTTAAACTAAATGCCGAGGGCGTAACCGGCAATAGCATACCACCTAAGTAAAAAAGATACATAATAATCACTCCCTAAATAAAAAATTACACACTACAATTTACATTTCTAATATTTTGTCTATTGCCGCCACCACAAACGCCCTCTCATTTTCATCCATATCCGCAATCACGGAGGGCTTCCAGTGAAAGTATTTCATACAAAGCACCGCATAAACACTGTCCCTGTCCCCTCCGTCAATCAGTTTTTTGCCTGTTCCACCCTATCCTTAAAGCTTACAAAGCCCAGCATTTTATAAACAACCTCACCCAACGCATTGTACTCCGACGGGTTGTCCAAAATAGCCTTTAAAAGCTCCTGTGGAGTATACACCCCATAGCTGTCCTGTAACGTAGCATCATAAAGATTGGGTGAAACCACACTTGCCGCAAGCAGCCTTTCCATATATGCGGCAGTGTCAAGCCTTTGCTGTGGCATACCGCCTCTGCCCTCACTCACAACAATGCAATCCCTTTTTATCTCCTCACACTGCGCCGTTGTCAAATGCCTAAGCTCCCACTCCACAGGCTTGCCCTCATCATCCGTAATTGATGCGGATGCGGGATAAAACACATTATCCCGCTTGACTCTGTTCTGCTTTAAAAATCTTTCAAGTCCACTCATATCCGCACCGCCTTATCAAAGCATACCGTCCAAAAGCTCAAAGCTCTCAGGTATTTTAAAGTCCTCAAAGGTAAACTCCATATCCTCATCAAGGTAGTCACCCTTTGCGTCAAACTTTGCAAGCACACCGCCGTTCATATTGCAGTCTGTCAGTACAACCGTCTGTCTTCCCGCCGCACTTGTCGGGTCCTCATTGCTTATCTGGATATCAAAGTAAATATCCTCACCGGTCTTTTTGTACTTAACCATAAGCTCTCTGAACACAGACGTGTTGTAGTGAAATGTAGCCTTACCGCTTCCACTCCAGCCGCTTGCCTTGTTGCCCATACCCGTCTTGCCTAAAATCGGCACCTTGGTTTTGTTTTTTTCAAACTTAGCCTCCAGGTTAATAGCCTGCATAAAGTTGTAACGGTTGCCCTCAATTGTCACAAAGCACTCAGCAAGCTTTGCGCTTAATGTGTCCCTTGCCCTCATAATTGCATTTGCCATAATTTATACCCCCTTACTCAATTGTCACAGTCATATAAAGCTTGCCCATTGCACTTACAATGCTTACCGCATCCGTAATCACAACACTTCTTTTGCTGTCACCCCTCATAACGGTAATGTCAGCCTCATCAAAGTCCTCAATTGCCCTTATATCGGCAAGCTGCTGATGGTGCTTTACAACATCATTCCAAAGTGCCGTTCTGCCCGCACTGTCATTAGGCACAGTACCCAAATAGCGTGTATTAAAAATATCCGCAATGTCATTTGCAATACGGTCACACACTCTCACCGTCTGATTATCGGCAAAAATCTCACCCTTTGTATCACTGTAGGTTACAAGGCTGTTAATATCCGCAAGCACTCTTAAATCACTGCCCACTCTGTGCAGTGCAAACTCACCCGCCGAAATAGCGTTTTTAAGCTGTGTCTGTGTGTAGTCCGCATCAACCTCCAGTTCACCGTCATACACCCTGTTGAGTGCACTCTTGTTAACCTCACAGCCCGCCATAAGACCGGCAACCCAGTAAACAAGCGCAGTTGTATCACCCTCTACACTGTTTTTAACATTGATAATACCTTCGTGGTCAGCCGCCTTGTTATAAAGCACACACTGTATCTTTACGCCCACGTCCTCACGCATACGCTTTGTATACGCCACATAAAGCGCCTTAACCTCATCACTGTCGGATGCACACGCAAGCACATTGTAGCTGTACGCCTCTGCCTTGTCCAAAAACTCTTGATGGCTAAGCCCCGTTACACTGCCGTTTGTACCACCCGTAAGCGGTACGCCCGCCTCTGCCTTAAGCACTGCTGATGTAATAAAGCTTACATAGTCGTTAGCCTCCAGCTCACTTGCAGCGGTAACGGCCTGACTGTCCACCTCATTGCCGTCAAGCTTTGTTACCACCTCAAAGCCGCCGTCAACAGCCTCCTCAATCACAATTGTAAGGTCATTACCCCTTGTACCGCTGTACTTTGCCACAGCGTACTTGTTTTCAGCCTTTTTACCGCCGCCGTTAAGTCTGTACACATAAACCGTCTTTGCATTTAAAAACAGCTCCCTTAAATATGTAAGTGCCTTGCTTGTGTAATCGTAGCCGAAAATTCTCATACTGTCAGTCTGAAAGTCCTCACTTGTCACCTCTACAATGCTATCCTCCACACCCCAGTCAAGACTTAAGCCTACCGCCGCATAGCCTCTTTCACCCAGGGTTGCGCTTGCGGCTGCCGCCGATACAAAGTTGATGTACGCACCCGGCAACACCTTGTTTTGTGTTAAAAATGTTCCTCCACCTAAAGCCATAAAAATTACCTCCTATATCACATTTTTTTGTTTAAAAAGCTGCCGATTTTCTTGTCCATTGCCTTTACGGTCAGCCTTTCTCCCTCTGTTGTCAACGCAAGCACCAAATCACGGTACATTGCAAACCTCTCCGATACCGCAAGCTGTTCCCTTGTATAAACCTGTTCAACACTTGCTTTGTTTTCTTCACTCATCAAAAGCCCCCTTTTCCTTAATAATTAACTTATCCTCCCACATAAGCTCCGTATTATCCTCATTATCCGGCTTGTATCTCACAAAAAAGTCATAGTGTGCATTGCTCACCACTCTGTCACCCTCAATCAGCTGACTTGCACCTGTACGCCTGAGCGGCTCACCGTCAAGCTCAATTACGTCAAGCGCCTCACTTAGCCTTAATGCCACATCACACATATCCTCATTTCTGCCTTGCCTTTTCGGATAATAGCTTATATTAAGCTCCGTTTGCAGATAGTATCTGTCACCTCTGAAAAGCTCCAGCTCACTTTTTACCACCTCTGCAAACAACGCAGGTCTGGTGAAGCCTTGCTCCACCTTTTCGGTATAAATGCGTACATCCTCTCCAAACTCACTTGCCAATGCCTTGCATATACCGTCAACCAGCCTGTTAATCATCCGTTACACCTCCTCCTTTTCCGGCACAGCCATCACCTCTTGATGATATCTGTACCTTGCGCCCTCAGCCGTAGCACGCAGATAATAGGTCACGTCATTTTGTCGCACCTCCATAAGACTACCCGCCTTAACATAAATATCCGGTGACAAAAACACACGCACATTAAGTGAATAATCCGTCTTTTGCGTAGCCTGTGCGGCATTTCTTATAAGGGCAAAGCCCTCACGGCTTGCAAATACCAGCCTGCATTTAACACCGCTTTGCACCTTAACCCTGTCAAAAGTGCTTACTCCCCTATCGTCCCTGCTTTCCGCAAGCTCATAAATATCACATTCCCCGTGATATAAGCCCGTTATATCCTCTTTTATCCCCACCGTATCACCTCCGTTTTACCAGCAAAGTCGCCTAAACCTGTACAGCTCATTTTCGCCACGGCTTAAATACTTAAGCAGCACCTCATTTGAGTCACTGCCGCCGTATTCAAGCTTAACGTCACCCTCCGTTACAGCCTTTAGCGCACCCTTTGCATCAAAGTCCGACAGCATATCGGCAATAAGCCTTTCCCGCAAAAACTCACCGCAAGCCATATCCGTTGCAAGCAGCTCCAGCTCCTCCGGCACATAATCAAGGTTGCACACATTTTTTATATGCTCACTTGTGCGCTCCACAGCAAACACAATTGCATCCTCATCATTTTCCGAAACCTCTATACCCATTTGCTTAAGACGTTCCTTAACCTCCATAAGCCATCACCTGTCAGCCCTTTGAGATAATTCTTGCAATAGGGATTGACTTGTGGTCAATAAAGGTCTTTTCGCTTGCACCGTCATTGACAAGCTCCCAGTTTTCGCCGTCCTTAAGCTCTGCATTTGTAGGTGAAAGCGTTGCTTGATTTTTCTTTGTGTAGCTGATGCCAAACGGAGCAAAGCACTTTCTCTGTCTTACAAAAAGTACATCCTGACCACCACCGGCAACAGGGTTTCTATACATTTCGTAAGCATTTTCAACCCCGATATCCTCATAGTCAAACGCACCCGCACCAAGCAAATAGGTAGTATAGGTTGTTTCGCCATCCTCCTCACTTACGGGCATATCATCATCAATAAGCACCGCTCTGCCGTTCCAGGTTGCAAGAGTTAAGTCTCTGCTTATGCCGTCCTTGTCGGTGTACTTAAGGTACTCAAGCAAATTAAGGTTTTCAAGGTTTGTGGCAACCGCAGAGTGCATAATAGCGATTGCAAACTTATTTTTGTTGTCACCGCAAGCTCTCTGTACAGCCTTGTTGAGTGATGTTGGCTCAATCGTGCCGTCACCCACCGCCGTAACATCATAGGTGTGCTTTTCAACAAAGTCCTCATTGCCCTTACCGGTCATTGCAAATATACCCTCTAATACCGAAAGTAAAATACCCTGGTCAACTCCGTCAAAATATTCACTCACCTGTGCGGCAACATTGTCCATAAAGTCCGCACCGCCCGTAATATCCTCTGCAAAGTCGCTTTCAAGCCAAGCCTGCGCTCTGCCCACAACCACAACGCCACGTTCATATGTATTTGTGGTTGTTGCCGAAATATCCGTTGTGCCGTCATAGTTAAGCACCTCACCGCCCAAAAGCCCGTACATAGGTACAATTGCGTACCCCGTACCGCTCTGTGACGAAAACGCCGCTCTAATCTCACTGTTCCCCTTTAAGGCACGGCTTTTTACAAGCTCATTCTTTTTCATCTGTGGTATACGGCTTATGTACTCACCAAAAGCCTGTGGATTAAATGATTTACTGTTAAATTTTGCCATAAAATTTCTCCTCCCATATTTATAAATTATTTGTAGATTTCACAAAGCTGTGCATATGTCATTGCACCGCTGTCGTTTTCCGCTGTCAATTGCCCGGCATTTTCCTGTGGCACAAGCCCCTTTAAGCTGCTGCCGTTAAATAAAAACGCCGTTTCACTGTCAGCCTTAAGTGCCTCAATCTGTTCCGTAATGCCCACGGCATTACCGCCGTCATCAAGTGTAATTGCAGCCCTGTCAATTAACGCCGCAGCCGCCTTAACACTCCTTGCTCCCGCCTTGTGCAATGCAAGCTGCAGCGCAAAATCCTTTTGCATTTCGCAAATTTTTGTTTCATAGTCGGCACATCTCTTTTCAAGCTCCGATATGCTTTCTGTTGCCTTACCCGTAGCAGCTTCCTTTTGCTCCGTATCGGGCGCATTGCCGAAATTCTCAGCTTCATTGACAACCGTAGTCTCTTTTTCAACAGCCACCTCCTCTGTATCCTCTCTGTCAACACCGCCCTTATCCAAACCGCCGTTGACCTTTTCATTAACCCTTAAGTCCTCTCTCATTCTTTCACTTCCTTTCCACGAATTATATCGGGTCAC